AGATAATTCATCTTTAATGCTTTTTACTTGATCAACTGCCGCACCCAGTATACCAGTATCCTGAGGATTTATGCGAACAGAATGCGTTTCTGAAAGATCTCTTGGTAAAGGTAAACATACAGAATATTCTGTATTAAATTTAGCAGGCATAAGAGGAGAAGGTCTATCATACTTAGAAAATTCTATTTGCATGTATTCCTTTGAAAGATTTGAAGGAAATCTTTCTTGTTTAGTTTGCTGAGATTCTCGTGATTGGTTAACTGCTGTTGTAGGATCAGAAGAAGAAGATGATGATCTCGATTTAAATAAATCTTGTTGCGTTATTCTATAACCTGCTACACCAGACAATGAGCTATTTAAAGAATCCATCTTTTCAGCAGAAACTGACTTTAATGAATCAAGTGAAAGACCAGTTTTAGATAAGCCGTTAATAAAATTACCGCTTAGGCCTGAAGTAACAGCCGATGCGCTTTGAGTAGCTAAAGAGCCTATAGTTTTTCCAGCATTACTCGTAAAGTTTAATGGATCGAACGCCATTTAAGTTCCTCTTATAAATAAAACTATGAGCTATAAAGGTTATTTTAACGCCAAGTATCCGCAAAAATATAAAGGTAATCCAACTAATATTATTTATCGCTCTTCATATGAGCTTAAGTTGATGACTTACCTTGATCGTAATCCAAATGTCGTGCAGTGGGCAAGCGAAGAATTTTTCGTGCCTTATAAGTCACCTATTGATGGCAAAGTTCACCGATATTTCCCTGATTTCTGGGTCAAGAAGAAGAATAAAGAAGGATTAATAGAAACTATCGTGATAGAGGTTAAACCTAAATCTCAGACGATAGCTCCTATTCCAAAAACACAGATCAATAAACAGTATTTATATGAAGTTCAAACGTGGGGAATAAATCAAGCGAAATGGGAAGCGGCGAATAAATACTGTTCTAGTAGAGAGTGGAAATTCATGATAATCACAGAAAAAGAATTAGGTATCATGTTCTAATGGAAGAAGATACACAAGAGTCTATATATCAAACGATTTTAAAACAATCACAAGATGAAACGTTTGAACGTGAAGAAGAATCTCAAAGATGGTTTAGGCAGAAGGCAACAGAAGTAAGTAAAAATAAAACTGTTCCTACAAATATAATTTTAGAGAAAGAACATGTCCCTTCTATCAAGAACATTAAACAAGTAGGCAGTCTTTTTCTATATAACTATGCTCCTAAACACAAAAAAACATTAGATTATTATGATACGTTTCCCATAGTGTTTCCATTTAAAATGGTTACTCAAGGATTTTATGGATTAAATTTACATTATTTGCCGACTCCATATAGAGCCATCTTTATGGACAATATGTATTCTCTTTTGAATTCAAAGGATATGGAACAGAATACTACACGCTTGGCTAAAATGACATATAGCGTTTTAGAATCAAGAAGAAATTTAAGATTTTTTCAACCATGTATACACATGTATTTACATAAAAATATAAGGTCTAAGATAGCCTTTATTCCTCCTAAAGAATGGGAATTAGCTTTATTTTTACCTCTACAAAGATTTCAAAAAAAATCAGAAAATGTAGTTTGGAAAGAAAGCATAGCAAAAATTAAAAAAGGAATACGATAAATGCCAGGTCCATCTACTTTTACCGATGCTATAACAAGTAAAATTGCTACTTTTATAGGGTTAAATGGTACTTTACCTAAAAGAAAAACCGCTGGGTTCGATATAGAAGAATTTAAGAGTGCTATTGGTACTCGCGGTGTATTGCCTACTAATCTTTTTTTGGTAACAATCACTCCACCACTTTCCAGTGAAATTAGTACTGCTATGAATCGCGAGACCCTTGACTCCCGTTCTTTAAGTTTTTTCTGTATGAAAACTTCTTTACCAGGAGTAGATTTGGCTTTAGAAGCCAATATGCCATTAGGCACCGGTCCTGTTGAAAATTTCCCACATAGAGCAATTTTTACTGATATAGAACTTCAATTTATAGGTGATGCAAAAGGTCAAATTTTATCGTTCTTTCATAATTGGTTAAACACGATTGTAAATTTCGATGATCGAAGGACGAATGGCAAATTCTATAGAGTAGCATACAAAGATAGTTATGTTTGCAACATAAATATTACAGTATTTGATCACCAGTCTGATAAAATCCTAGAATATAATTTGCTTGATGCTTTTCCATATAGAATAAATCAAATAGACATGGATTGGAATAATACAAACAGCATGATGAATATTGGAGTAAATTTTCAATATAAAACTTGGGCTACTGATAGAATACCTATATCTGACGCAGCATCTAGTTTTGGATTATCTAATATACAAAAATTAATGAAGTTGGGTACTATAGCACAAACCATTTCGGCTATCAAGAGACCTCAAAGTGTAGGAGATGCAATTAACTTAGTTAACAATGCAAGTATTGTTGGCGGTGGTTTATCGGGATTCTTTTAATTATTAGGAGTATACAATGGCTTTACCAAAAATATCAGTACCGGTCTTTACAATTAAAATTCCTTCTACTGGTAAAGAATTAAAATTTAGACCTTTCTTAGTCAAAGAAGAGAAGATCCTTCTTATGGCTCAACAGAGTGAGAACAGTGAAATTTTGTTGGCGCTAAAGCAAATCATCAATAACTGTTGTTTCGATGATCTAGATGTAAATCAGTTGGCAACGTTTGATTTAGAATATGTATTTTTAAAACTAAGATCACGTTCAGTTAACAATATAGCTAAGCTCAGATATCGTGATAATGAAGATGATAAGGTTTATGATTTTGAAGTTAATTTAGATGATGTAGAAATCAAAATCGATCCTGAAAATAACAATAAGATCGATATCAACGGTGAAGTTGGAATGATCTTAAAATTTCCAAGCGTAGCTATAACAGAAAGAATGGCTGATATAACCGATCAAAGTGAATTATTAAACAAGATTTTGATTCATACGATCGATACGATTTATGATGCTGAGAATGTATATCCGGCCAAAGAAAGCACTGAACAAGAACTTATAGAATTCCTTGAAAACTTAGATACAAAGTCATTCGAAAAGATTGAAAAGTTCTTTTCTACGATGCCTAAACTATATCATGAATTACATTATAAGAATTCATTTGATCATGATCGTACAATTAAATTGAGTTCATTACAAGATTTTTTTACGTAGGGCTGAGTCATACGAGTCTCAAAAATTATTATACAACGATTTTTGCGATGGCTCAGCATCATAAGTATTCAATAAGTGAAATAGAAGATTTGATACCGTTTGAAAGGGATATTTACGTAGATATGCTTTTGGCGTATCTAAAAGAAGAAAGAGAAAAACGAGAAAGGGCTTCTTAATAGTGTCCGATGACATCCAACAAGAGAACATTGATATGGATGGAGATGGTAAAGTATCTAAGACTGAAGTGAATATTGCAGAAGATAAATTTAAAAACCGCCGTAGAATGGCGTGGCTTGCTATGTATGCCATGGTAGGCTTCACCGCGCTTCTTATGTCTCCTTATATTGCAGATGATCGAATTAAAGCTCTAGATAGTGTCTTCAGTACATTTTATATTGCCATGGCATCTGTCGTTGGCGCTTATATGGGCTTCACTACTTGGGCGAGTAAAAAGTAAATGAACAAAGAATCATTAGAAAAAATCAAGAAGATTTTTAAATCTTTAAATGATAAACTTGCTAAAATAGAAGATCCTGCTCTATACGGAAGAAAGACAACTGCAAAATATAATGTAGTAAACAGACAAATCAATAATGTTAAATCTAACGATAATGCGGTTAATAATGCGCTAAACGATATAAATGAAAAGTTAGATGAACACGACAATATATTAGAAGATCACGCAGATAAACTTGATGAATTACAAAATAATAAAAATGAAATTGTGCCGGTTAAAGATGATGCTACTAATAAACTTGATGAATTACAAAATAATAAAAATGAAATTGTGCCGGTTAAAGATGATGCTACTAAAGTAGAACCTCAGAAGGATCCAACTGAAGAACAACTAAAAGCAGCCAATTTAAGATATGATGAAAGAACTGAAAGATTCCATGAGAATGAAGGCCCGCGTAAAAATCTCATGGTTAGTAGAGCGGAAGCATTAAATCGAGTTGAAGAGCATAGATCTAAAAACGCCACTGCAGAACCATCAGATGAACCATCAGATGAAAACAGCATATTAGAAGAAATACATTCGAATTTAATTAAGATCAATGAGTCTTTAAATTCTGTTTTATCTCTTTCTACCAATAAACCTCCTACTGATGCAGAGCCAGTTGACTCTGACGGAAAACAACAATTAGATGGACAACAACCTAAAGAAAAAGGTGGAATGGGAGGTTTACTTGCAGCTCCAAGTAAATTACTTCAAGGAATTGCATTTACACTGTTTGCAATATATCCAGCTGTTCTAGCATGGATCAGAGAAAAACGTGAAAAGATAAGTGAATTTTTAATGCCCGTCTTCGATTTTATATTTGAATCTGCTATACCGTTCTTTACTGAAAAACTACCTAAGTTTTTTATGGAGGATATTCCTGAGTACTTCTCAGAAAAATTTGATGTAGTTAAAGATTTTGCATCTGATTTTATGGGCGATATTAAAAAAGTAATAGCAGGTATTCAAAAAACTGTGGGTGAAACCATCGTAAACCTTGCTAACGCCTTACCAGATTTTGATTGGCTTAAATCTACAAAAGATGCGTTACTACAATATGGTGGAGATATGGTAAGTTCTGCAGATAATACCATAACTGAAGTCGATAAAGAGCAAGCAAAAACACAAGCCAAACGAGAAGAAAAGAAGAAGCGAGATATCCTCTTAAAACAAGCTGATGATGAAGGTAAAAGAGTAGTAGAATTAAATAAAGCTAAAGGTTATAAAGGATATGAAGTAAAGCCTGATTTTGAAAAAGGTTTAGTTAAAATAGAATATAAAGTTGACAAAATCCTTGATGGAGTATCTCAAGAATTTGACGCAAATAAATCAATGGAAACCGAAACTCTTGTAGAAAAATCTGGAGGAAGTTCCAGGTCAGTTAAAGGCGATAATGGAGGAACTCCTAATAAAGACGGAGAAGGGCAATCAGCTGCAGCATCTAGTGGAGGTACTCCTGAACCTATGGGATCTTCTGGTACAGGCGAAACCGGTGCAATAACTTCAGGCGGAGCAGGAGTTCAAGCAGAAGGAGGAGCTATTCCTGAACCAAACCAAGGAACAGCTTATAAAGGAAACACTTTAGATACAAATTCAAAGGAAAATGAAAATCCTCCTGCTAAACCAAAAAGTTCTGCTCCTCCAGTAGTTAATATACCCTCAACTGGGCAAAAAGTTAGAATGCTACCGGGGCAAGGACCTCATGATATTAACGATGTTCCTGATCCCACTCCATTTTTAGGCGATATGGCAAATCAACTATTTTATAGAAGCGCATAAGGGATAATTCAATGTTACCTGTTATACTTGGAGTTGCTAGAATAGGAGCCGTTGCACTTCGTGGAGTTGCTACAGGAATAGCAGCTACAGCTAGAGTTGCAGTAAAAGGAACAGTTGCAGCAGCTAAAGCAATAGGAAGAGGCGTTGCATCCGCAACTAGAGGAGCTGGAAAAGCAATCAAGGCTATAGGTAAAGCTGCTAAAAAGGGTGTTGCATCAGTTGCTAGAGGAGTTGGTAAAATAGGAACTAGGTCTGGCGATAGTGATAAGTCGAATGAATACGAAGAGACTGAAAATTCATCGGAATCTGATGCAACGCCGCAATCCGCTAATAACATTAATAATGAAGACTCTTCTGATGAAAATAAAAATAATATTCAAGAATCTAAGGAAACTTCTTTAGTTGGAAGCGCTACTATTCTACAAGCAATATCTAACCAAATAAGCATTCTTCGTAAAACTGTAGAAGGATATGAATCATTATTATTTAAAAAGGAACAGAGTTCTGAAGCGGCAGATATAGAAAAGGAAGTAATAGAAGACGCGACTAAAGAAGGCGCAAAACCTAAAAAAGAAGATAAAAAATCTGAAGGACTAATACAAAAATTACTAGGAGGACTTCTTTTAGGCATTTTTGCCTTTCTTCCTAATATAATGAAATTTTTTAGGGATTCCAAAGAAGCTATTAAAGCTCTTCCTCAAAAAATAATAGATTCATTTAAAGGCATAATTGATTCTATTTCTGGAGTTATCAAAGAATATGTAGTCGATCCTATAGTTAAATTTTTTAAAGTGGATGTAGGAGCAGCGCTAGATACATTGTTCATTTTTATAGGTGATAAAATTGAAGCTATAATGGATTTTCCTAAGAGATTAATGAATGCAGCTTTAATGAAGCTCAATGAATTAATGACGGATGCCATTACTACATTTCTTCCAATAATTAAACGGTTTTTGCCAGATGATTATGTAAAAACCATCGAAACAAAATTAGGCACGTTAAAGGCTGAAAAGAAAAAATTAGAAGGAGAAAAAACAGCATTAAATAAGCGGCAGGTTGCTCGAGAAAAGACTACTATATCAGACACTTTTGATAAAGCGCAAGCGGAACGGCAAGCACAATATGACAAAGAACGTCCTCCAACTGGTGCAACTGGTGGTACCGGTCAAGTAGCACAGCCTGAAATAGGAGGTAAAGTTACGCCTATTTCAGGGATGGATGACATTAAAAAAATGATTAAAGGATATGAAGGTAAGGGAATACCTGGCAAACCAGGTCAACCGTATCAAGATAGTAAAAAATTATGGACCGTGGGTTATGGTCATTTGATAGGAAATGGAACAACTGGTCCAGGACCTTATGCAGGTAGAACTTTAAGTGAAGAAGAAATGGATGCATTATTTGAAGTAGATTTTGCAAAACACGTGAAAATGGCTGAAAAGGCGCCTGGTTGGAATATGGCTAATGAATCTGGTAAAGCTGCTATGATAGATTTGACGTATAATATGGGTCCAGGGTGGTATATTAAATTTAAAGCAGCTGCTCGGGCATTAAAAGAAGGCGATTTTGCTAGAGCTGCAGCTGAATTATTATATAAAGACGCGTCTGATCCCAGTAAAGGACCGAGCGGATATTCACGGGATGTAGGGAAAAGAGCTCAAAAAACCGCAGGTCTCTTGGCAGCTGGAAAAGGCACTGGAGATCAGTTAGGCGGAACTGCAGTCGCTGAAGCTCCTGCTGGAGTAGGAGAACAAATAGGTGCTAAACCAAAACCCGAGACTGCTGCATCTCCTCAAGTAGCAGTAGTAGTTCCTCCTGCATCACCTACTGGAGGAAATGCAGGAGGGAAAAAGCTAGTATCTAAGCCAGACCCAAACCAAGTACAACAAATGTATGCACAAGGTCTGGGCATGCCAGGAACTGCTTAGTCTTCAGCTAGCTTCTTAAAGAAGTCAAGACCATCATCGTCTTCTTCTGAAATATCAGAGTCTGCGTATTCTGCAGACTTAAGACTCTTAGGTTCCTCAAACTTCATCTCTTCAGCTCGGGCAGTTTTTGGTGCCTGTTCTTCAAAGGCATTCTTATCCCAACCAAGAACACGATGTAGGCGTGCCTTGAGTTCAGCATAAGATTTGAACTGAGAAGGATCCAAGAAAGTCTGCAAAGGTTGAATCTTGTTCAACACGTCATCATACTTCTCTTCTTCAGTAAACAAAGGCGCAACTGAATCAAACTC